ATCACCTGGACGGTTATATGCCATCTTCTCTTCGCAGGGTCGATGTTATTAACACTGTTTGCCCTTGTGCTGGTCTATCTAGCCTTAGTCCTTCAGCATCTTCTACTAATGCTAATAATGATTGGATGCTGGCTACCGCACGTTACGTCTTGGGGGATCTCAAACCTAAAGTATTCTGGGGCGAAAACGCACCAAGATTGGCTAGCAAAATGGGAAAGCCGATTGTTGAAACACTTCGAGAAATTGGGCGAGAAAATGGTTACACTTTTAGCATCTATAAAACAAAGTCTATACTTCATGGACTGAGTCAAGTAAGAGATCGGACATTTTATTTCTTTTGGCAAGGTAATAAGATTCCAAAGCTATCTTACATTCATAGAGATTACGAACGTATTGAAGATACTATACGCAATGTTGAGCTGCGTGAAGATGACCCTATGAATATATTGACCAACAAACGAACTCCATCAGAGAACCCTTTTTACAAATACGTATTAGAAGAATTAAATGATGGAATCACTCATAGTCAATTCCAAGATAAGATTGTAAGAAGTACTAATCCTCTTGATGAGATTGAAAAGGCTGGAATTAAATATCGCACAGTTGGTAAATGGATGACTAAACACGGCTATGAAAACGAGGCTGGCAAATGTATTAGAATGCATGATAAGCTAGCATCTGGTGGTAATATTATGCGTAAGACTACTGAGATTCCAAAAGACTATATTGGTGCCTTTGTAGGTCATATGCCATCATCACTTACGCACCCAGACGAAGATAGATACCTTACTATCAGAGAGTGTCTAGCAATTATGAAACTACCTGGTGACTTTATGCTTCAAGGTGGTCTAAAAAATCTAAACCACATCTGTCAAAATGTCCCTGTTAACACAGCCATGGATATGGCAGAACATGTTGACAGCTTTGTACACGGAAGATTGGATAATCAAATGATTGATAGTGAATTTGTAATCCAATGTAATAAAACAAAATCAATGCATTATGAAAAAACTCCTGTACAATTGGACCAGTTTATGATATAATATATGTACAAATTGAAAAAGGATATTGCTTATGTCTGTAATGGATAAACTTAAAAAGAACTCGAAAATCAAAGAGACTGCTATTCTCTCTGAATCGAAGTACTTTACTGAAAACGATATGGTACCAACCGATGTACCAATGATGAATGTAGCTTTGTCAGGTGATGTCGACGGTGGTTTGACCTCTGGTCTTACCGTCTTGGCTGGTCCGTCAAAACACTTCAAAACATCATTTGCTTTGATTATGGCAAGTGCTTATCTTAAAAAGCACAAGGACGCTGTAATTCTATTCTATGATAGTGAATTTGGTTCACCACAATCATACTTTGAAGCATTCGGTATTGATACTGAACGTGTATTGCACACACCAATTACTGATGTAGAAAAGCTAAAGTTTGACGTAGTTAATCAGCTTGAAGCTATTGAACGTAATGATAAGGTTGTAATTGTAATTGACTCAATTGGCAACCTAGCATCTAAAAAAGAACTAGAAGATGCAATCAATGAAAAGTCTGTGGCTGATATGTCTCGGGCTAAAGCACTTAAAGGTTTGTTCCGTATGGTTACACCATATCTTACTATGAAGAACATTCCTATGCTGGCAGTCAATCACACTTATATGTCTCTTGAAATGTTCTCAAAGCCAACTGTATCTGGTGGTACCGGCATCTATTACTCAGCCGATAACATCTGGATCCTTGGTCGCCAGCAAGATAAACAGGGCACAGAAATTAAAGGTTATCACTTTGTTATTAATGTTGAAAAGTCGCGATTTGTTCGTGAAAAGTCTAAGGTTCCCATTAGTGTTAGCTGGGAAGGTGGAGTACAGAAGTGGTCTGGTCTGCTTGATGTTGCTCTCGAAGGTCAATATGTCTCTAAGCCGTCTAATGGCTGGTATTGCAGGGTTAGCCGCGAAACTGGGGAACTACTTGAGCCGAAAGTACGAGAAAAAGAAACGCTAAATGAAAGTTTCTGGAAACCAATTCTTGAAGAAACTGACTTTAAAGAATATATAAAGAAACGATATCAAATTGGGCATGCCTCTATTGTAGATGAAGAAGTTATCACCAATGATAACGAGGAATGATTATACCTTTGCGGAATCTGAAGCAGACGATCACTGGGCAGTTCGTTTGCATTCAGAGTTTCCTGGTGTCACGTACATGTACGGGCAAATCAAAGTAAAAGAAAAAGAAGACAGCGCAAGTATTGACTTCAAATATAAGATACTTGATCCTGGCCAGTGGACTGAAGACGAATTAAATACGTCTGATGAATTTAGAAATTATATCGGTGCAGTGTTACAGCATGTAATAGAAGATGCATTTGAAAATGGGAAAGCGAAAATTAATGATCGAAGCAAACATACAACAAACAATACTGAGGAATCTCCTTTCCAATGAGGACTATCTAAGAAAGGTTATTCCTTTCCTCAAAAAAGAATACTTTGAAGCTGAACACAAAGTGTTGTTCAACGAAATCGTATCCTTTGTTAACAAATATAACAAGTTGCCAACTAAAGAGTCTATTACAGTTGATATGACTACTGCTGGTACGCTTGATACAGTATCTGGACTAGTAGATATCGTCTTTACACCTGAAGAGGTAAATGAAGAATGGCTATTGAATAGTACAGAGAAGTGGTGTCAGGATAGAGCTATCTATCTTGCCATCATGGAATCCATCAACGTTATTGATGGAAAGAACCAAAGTCTTACTAAGAATGCTGTACCAGAAATATTATCTGATGCATTGGCAGTAAGCTTCGACACCAATGTAGGTCATGATTATATTGACAATTCTGATGATCGATTTGATTTTTATCATCGTATCGAAGATCGACTCCCATTCGATCTAGAAAACTTTCAGGATATTACTAAAGGTGGTATTCCCAACAAGACTTTGAATATTGCACTGGCCGGCACCGGTGTTGGTAAATCTCTTTTTATGTGTCATGTGGCAGCGTCTTCTCTTATGCAAGGTAAGAATGTTTTGTACATTACATTAGAAATGGCAGAAGAAAGAATCGCTGAACGTATTGATGCGAACTTGTTCAATTTGCCCATTGATCAACTAGAGAGTTTATCCAAAAATATGTTTGATGATAAAATAGCTAAGATTGCCAAAAAGAATATTGGTAAACTTATTGTCAAAGAATATCCTACCGGTGCCGCTCATGCATCTCACTTTAGAGCTTTATTAAATGAACTTAAACTTAAAAAGCAATTTGAACCAGATGTTATCTTTATTGATTATCTAAATATATGTGCTAGTTCTCGTATGAAAGGTCTGGGTGGTGCTATCAACTCATATAGTTATGTAAAGGCTATTGCCGAAGAACTTCGTGGTTTGGCTGTTGAGTTTAATGTACCAGTCTTTTCAGCCACTCAAACTACACGTTCTGGCTTCTCAAATACTGATGTTGGATTAGAAGATACATCCGAATCATTTGGTTTGCCAGCTACAGCTGATTTTATGTTTGCACTTATCTCTACTGAAGAGCTACAACGTCTAGGTCAGATGATGGTCAAACAGTTAAAGAATCGTTACAATGATCCAACCTATAAGAAAAGATTTATTATTGGTGTAGATCGATCTCGTATGCGGCTGTTTGATGTTGAGGAAAGCGCTCAGACTTTGACTGATGATACACCAGTCTTTGATAATACACCAACTGGTGAGCGGCAGCTAGACTTTTCAAGCATCAAAGTATAAAAAAAAATAAAGTTTTTTGTTAAGTGATTGTTTTAGCAATAAACTTTTGTGCACTTTTTCCTTTACAATTCCATAAAACTATGATATAATATACTTATAAAATGGAAAAAGGAAGGAAATCAGAATGACATAGCGAACGTAAACGATAAGGTTCCTGATGGAGAAGTTGCCCAACGACAATAAGTGGCAGAAACAGAAGGGAATCGGGGATTACAAGTCTGGTACGACTCAGGGATCCACCATCGTCAAAGAGATAGTACCCTATCCTCCTCAAGGGGCGGACCAACCGGTCGAGGAGGATAGATGGCATGACTGCCGCCCCACCCATCTTAATTATGGAAGGAGAATAAAATGGGAAAAGTTAAAAGTTACATTATGGATATCGAAGAAGATGTCTACAACATCGAAGGTTTGGAAGATAAGATCTCTGAATCTGAAGATATTTCTGAGGTAAATACCTTTGTGGTTGATACACTTGGATTAGAAACACATTTTGATATTAGTATTGCTCAAAATGCAGTTTCAGAAATGTGGAATGAATTTTGGTGTCAGTACCAAGATGGTCCTTACTAAAATGAACATTGTTGAGGCTACAGGTGGAAACAAAGTCCAAAGGCGAATAGCTGAGGATGTTGTTTCCTATATGATCAAACGTCTTTTACCAAGACATCGTACTCTTGATATTACAGTCGAACTAGTCGATATTAAAAGTAATGCCGTTGGTTTTTGTATGATGTGCGATCGTAAAAGAGAGTTTGTTATCGAAGCTGATAAGAAACAAGGTATTGTACAACTTGTTACTACCATTGTTCATGAAATGATCCATGTTAAACAGTGGGTTCGTAATGAAATGGATGACGGTTGTTCAGGCCATATCGCCCGTTGGAAGTCAAAAGCTATTCCAGCTGATACAAATTATTATGATTTACCGTGGGAAAAAGAAGCATATAGATTGCAAGATAAGTACGCACGTGAAATTTGGGAGAACGAAATTATATAAATATACGTATCTAGTCTTTAATAAATGGCGCGGGAAATGATACGTTTTAGAAAATATTTACAGGAGCAAACAATGCGAGCACTATCAAGAGCAGACAAGTCTAAGTTTGATAGAGCCCTTGGTGTTGGTTATGAAGTATCAAAATCAACTTCTAAATCAACTACAATTATAGTAAGAGCTCCAGCAGCTGACCGAGCCAAAACACGTACGGATATTGAAACAAAACTTAAAAGAGCTAGAATCTCTTTTGTTGGAGAAAGACAAGGTGGTTCTATTGGCCGTACAAGAGTAAACTTTCCAAGACACGATATTCTAATTACATATAAGCCAACCGCTGGTGGAGGTGGTATGGCTGAAACTACACTCAACGCATCAATTACAGAACTATTCCCAGCTTTGGCTTTTATGGCTAATAAAAAGTTTACGTCAGTAGATGATTTTTATAAGTTTGTAAAAACAGCAAGAGATAATGGTGTGTATCTTTCAGTAAGAGATAAACAACAAGGTCAAAAGTTTATCGAACAAGCTCAATCCTCATCTAAGTATAAAGAGAAGATGGAGAATGCTATTGCAATTCTTAATTATCTTCATGATGAAAATGGTAAATCACCTATTGACAAAGTATACTGGGGATATAGAGAAAAGCCAAGAGGCATTCCAGACAGTCACAAAGGCGATATATTCGTTCAATATAAATCTGGTGAAATGAAAGGTGTATCACTAAAAGCTGGTGGAGCCAAAACAAAAGAACCGCTATTCAATACTTACGTAAATAAGATGTTTGATTCATTTAATGACGAACGTGGTAAAGCTGCTCTTATGAAAGATGTATATGATAAGATCCATAACAAACTTGGGCTTCCACAAGATTGGAATAGCCGTGGCAATATGGATAGTTCAATAGACAAAATTGAAAGCATAAAAGAAAAGACACCAGATTACTATAACGAAAAATATGATGAAATGCTTGAAATGTGTAGACAAGCTGTCATTGATAGATTTAAGAAAAATAAAGATGATACTAGAAAGTATATTGAAGAACAAATTATTGGTAAAGCCGATAACGTACCACTTGAGGTAGTAAAGGCTGTTGGCACTAGATACCAATATGTAACAGATGAAGACTCACTTGGAATATTCTTACCTACAGTAACTGCAGTTGATGCAGAAGCTGGGTCTTCAAAACAAAACTTTACAGTTATACTGAAAAACAAAGAAGATTCTATTACTATGAATATGTCAATACGCTCAAATAAACCAATGCCAAATAATAAACTGGCTCAAGGATTTAATCTTGCAATTAAGTTTAATGGAATGGGCAAATGATAAAAAGCTTTACAACACACGTATTAAATGAAGAAAAAAATACACACATGACTCATATCGAAGATCAGGTGATCTACGGTGGAGTGAAAGGTGCAAGGGATGCTATCCTAGCACTAAGATCTCTAAGAGACATGTTGGCCGGTAACTCTACAAAGTCAGTCGACGTCACAGTAAAATGGGATGGCGCTCCCGCAGTCTTTGTTGGCAAAGACCCAAGCGATGGTAAGTTCTTTGTAGCTAAAAAAGGGGTCTTCAATAAGAATCCTAAGGTATATAAGTCTCATGCCGATATTGATGATGATACTTCTGGAGATCTCTCAACTAAATTAAAGGCCGCCTTTGACGCACTAAAATCTGCAAGCATCAAAGATGTTATTCAAGGTGATATAATGTACGTCAAAGACGATCTTAAAAAGGAAAAGATCGATGGACAAGAATATCTCACCTTCCACCCGAATACTATTGTTTATGCTGTCCCTACGGCTACACCAGCAGCGAAGGAAATTGCTAGGGCGAAAATTGGAATCGTCTGGCATACGACCTACAAAGGAGCGTCCTTTGAAGAAATGAAAGCTTCGTATGGTGTTGACATGAAACAATTGAGTGGTTCAAAGGGCGCGTGGAATCAAGATGCAAAGTTAAGAGATCTATCTGGTACTGTAACTCTTACTAAGAAAGATACAGATGAAGTGACTGCATCACTTTCTATAGCTGGTAAAATATTTCGTAAGATATCGTCTACAACTCTAAAACAAATTGAACAAAACCAAGAGTTTGCTAGAATGATTGAGACACATAATAATACCTTTGTGCGTAGACAAGAAAAAATTGTAAATACAAGAGCCCATGTTGATAGTCTTATTAAATTCATCAACGATAAATATGGTAAAGAAATAAGTAAACGTAAAAGTGCTGCCGGCAAACAAACACAGGTAGCCAAAAGAGATGAGGTACTAAAGTTCTTTTCAGCATCTAATAAAGCAAATCTTAAGTTGATTTTTGATCTTCAAAATGCTATTGCTGATGGGAAACAAAAAATTATAAATAAACTAAATAAGCTAGGTAATATTGATACCTTTGTTAAGACTAAAAGAGGTTTTCAAACAACAGGCGTAGAAGGCTTTGTTGCTATTGATAAACTCAAAGGTGGAGCAGTTAAGTTAGTCGACCGTATGGAATTTTCGGCAAACAACTTCTCTCCTGATGTGATAAAAGGCTGGGATACACCATCCCGATCCTAATGGAAAGAGCGGAAATGTTAAACTTTAAAAAATTTATACCTGTATATGAAGAAGCACTTGAAGAAGTGCTAACCATTCAGCAACGAATGAAAAGAAAACAGGTAATGAGAAGAAATAAAGCAAAAATTGCTATAGGCCGCAAGCGTGCGGCACGTAAGATGGCTTCCGCAGAAGTCCTTAAGGGTCGAGCACAAAAGCAAGCCCGAAACATGATAGTCAAAAAGATTCTCAAAACCAGAAATAAAGCGGATTTGTCTTACGGTTCAAGAGCAGCTCTAGAAAAAATGGTAGCCAAACGTAAAGGTGCTATTGATAGAATTGCTAGGAAACTCCTACCAAAAGTAAGACAAAAGGATCGCACTAAGCTACAGAATAAAGGTAAGTAAAGTGCAATTCAAAAGTTTTACTCAATACGTCACAGAAGAAACTAAATCTATCACAATAGCGTGGGGAAGGTATAACCCACCAACCATTGGCCATGAGAAGCTAATGAAGACCGTAGCTAAAATTGGTAAGGGTTCATTCCGCATTTATGCATCACAAACACATCAGAATCAAAAAGATAAAGAAGGTTACTATAAAGACCCTATTCCATATAAAGATAAAATAAAAATTATGCGTAAAATGTTTCCTAAGTATGCTAGGAACATTATGTACACACCAAAAATTCGTACCATGTTTGATCTTATGAGTGCCTTATACGAAGAAGGTTTTACAAGTGTAACCATTGTGGCTGGTTCTGACCGAGTTTCAGAATATGAGGTTACTTTAAACCGATATAATAATAAAAAAGGTAAACATGGTTTCTATAATTTTGATGGTGGTGTTAATGTAGTATCGGCTGGTGAAAGAGATGCCGATGCTGATGGCGCATCTGGTATGTCAGCTTCAAAGCTACGTAAATATGCTGCCGCAAACGACCTAAAGAATTTTACAAAAGGATTGGTAAAAGGATATGGAGATGCCCAAGGACTATTCAATGCAGTCCGTAAAGGTATGGGCCTTAAAGAATCATATGAGTTTAGATCACATATCCAACTAGAACCAGTATCCGAAGAAAGAGAAGAATACGTAAATGGAAACCTTTATAAAGAAGGTGACCTAGTTGTAGTTAAAGAAAACGATCAGATTGGAACTATTTTATTCTGCGGTTCTAACTATGTACTTGTAGAAATGAATGGTGGTAAATTCCGTAAATGGATTAGTGATATTGAAAGACTTCCTGATGCTATGCAAGAAGGAAGAGAAGATCCTGATATTGGAAAGAAAAAAGGTTCTCAACCTGCAATATATCACAAAGGTCTATCTAAATCCACTAAACAAAAAAGAGATGCACACTTTAAAAAAGGTGCAGCAAAAGACGATGACGACCCATCAGCATATAAACCTGCACCTGGAGATGCTGATGCGAAAACAAAGCCATCAAAGCATACTAAAAAGTTCAAGCAAATGTATGGCGAAAAAATGAATCAAGACAGAGCAAAAGCTAGGATTGAAAGAGAAAAGCAAGCTGATAAGCGTAAGCATGATCGTATGCTAGATAGAGCTCGTCTTAGAGATACACTTAAAAAAAATAGGAGCACAACGGCATGAAAACTTTTAAGGGTTTTGTAATTAAAGAAGATGCCACAAGCACCGCCCTGAAGAAGAAGGCTGAAAAGTCGGGCATGCCTGTTGGTATTCTTAGAAAGGTCTACAACCGTGGAGTAGCAGCTTGGAGAACAGGTCACCGGCCTGGTACAACTGCAGCTCAGTGGGGTATGGCAAGAGTAAATTCATTCACAACTAAATCCTCAGGTACTTGGGGTAAAGCAGATAAAGATCTGGCCGCAAAGGTAAGGGGGTAAAAATGGCTGAATACGATTCCGAAAAAGATCACAACATGGATCCAACAAGCCATGTAGTAAAAGATAAAAAAACTGGTATGTTTTGCGTGTATGACGTTAACAATAAAAAAGTAGCTGAGTTCAAAACAAAAGATGAAGCTGATGCATATGCTAAAAAGAACCATGATGATCTTATGAAAAAAGAAGCTATGAGCCCAAGAGAAAAAGCCGCTCATGCTAAGGCAATTGCAGCATTTAAAGCAAGAGGTGGTAAGGTTAAAAAGCTTCCACCAGGTAAAGCTGCTGGCTATCATGGTAAAGATGATCCTGGTTCAGGGGTACATGGTATGTTAAACAAGCCAGATACAGGTAAGTTTGGAACTAAGAAAAAAGTTAAATCAATGAATGCAAGTAAACAAGAAGAAAGTACATCTGTTAAATCATTCTTTGATATTAGAAAAGAAGCTACCTTAGAAATAAATGGTATTACTGAATCTAAAGAACCTGTAAATGAAGCTACTGATGTCTATGACAAAGGTGGAATTCTAATTACTAGAACTGCTTTAAAAGGCGGTACCGGTTTTCAAATCAACTACGGTGAAAGAGGTAGGTATATTCAGGTCCTTCAAAAGGATATGAATACCTTAATGAAAGCTATGCAAATGGCGTCAAAGGCTAAGTAATGAAAACCTTTCGTGAGTATTATGAAATAGGAACTAAGTCTTATACTGATCATACCAAGAAGATGACTCCTGGTCAGAATGAGAAGCTTGATCCTAAAAAACATGATGCTGGTGACTATATAAAAGACTTTAGAAAGTCTAAGGCACCTCAGTTTAAAGGTAAGTCAAAAGCCAAAAAAGATAAAATGGCTGTTGCGGCTTACCTTAGTGCCAAAGATAAAATGGATGAAGGTACTGGTAAAAGAGCTGGTGAAACGTGGGAAGCTGGTTATAAAAGACGAGTTGTAAAGACTACTGATCCTGAACATAAAGAAAAAGGATATAAGTGGAGAATAAAAGGAAAAGAGCGAAACAATATCTCTATTAAGTTATATAAAGAGAAACCGACACAAGCTCAATTCAATAAACAAATGAAGAGGGTAGCAGGACATGAATTCGGTGGATAAGTTTAGTAGCTATAGAGTAGATGAGATTGATAAGATCTGTGAAGAATGTGATCTCTATGAAGATCTTACAGTTGAAGCTGCAGAATATAAAGGGCGTAAGGTTAAATTGAATGATCCATCACGGTCTAGTGATGGTAAGAAAAAGTTTTATGTATATGTCAAAAATGAAAAAGGTAACGTAATTAAGCTGGGCTTTGGAGATCCAAACATGGAAATCAAAAGAGATGATCCAGCAAGAAGAAAGAATTTTAGAGCTAGACATAACTGTGATAATCCAGGACCAAAATGGAAAGCAAGATATTGGTCATGTTATCAGTGGAGAGCTGGCGCTAAGGTAGATAATTAAGGTGTCAAAATTTTGACAGGAGAAAGTGTCATATTATTGTAGGTGTCAAAATATTGACAGTGGTAAAAAGACGGTTCAAGAAGGATAAATAATATCATGGCTTCGAAATTAAATGAAAATACTGAGGTAGCACTTCCACTTCGTAATATCATAAGTATGATTGTAGCGGCAGCCGTTGCTACTTGGGCATATTTTGGAATTATTGAACGTCTTAACCAGATGGAAACGAATATTACTATGATGGAATCCGACTTGGATATGAATACCGAGTTTAGGATAAAGTGGCCAAGAGGTGAAATGGGTAGTCTACCCGCTGATAGTGAACAGTTTATGTTGATTGAACATTTGGCAGCCGAGCTTGAAAAACTAACTAACGAAATAGAATCAGGCCAAGCTCCATTTGACCAGCAACAGAAACTAACCCTTGAATTTTATGAAAAGAGAATCAATCAGCTGGAAGATGCACATGAGAAAATCAGAAACGACATTATGGATTTGATTCATCAAATGAATAATA